GTTATCTGCAAAATGTTCTGCATTTCCACGACATTGATAACGCTGTTGCCAGAGCGATAAGACCCGCGAGACATGAGCGATTGACCTTTATATGGGTTGAGCAAATACGGGAGTTGGGCGTTTGCGCCGCCTCTGCGTGCTCTCGCTCTAGGCCTGGTCGGAACCTGTACCACGGCCTTCGCCCGTTGCCTTTTCGGGCCAACGGGTTTTCTCTTGTTCTTGGTTTTCTTTGCCATTTCATATATATATGATATATACTCTTCAGCGGATTGTTTGGTGAGAACAATCACTGGGACCCGCTAGTGTCTAACACGTTGGGTTGGACGTGAGGAATGTCGAATTGCAGCGGGAAACACTCCGGTACGGTGGTGTGTTTCTCGAAAATTGCCTCCCAATACAATTGTTGGGCAGGCGAGACTCCCCATGCGTTAGCCATGCTCACTCGTGCTTCATTCGTGATCGGCAATGTTGTTCTAAGTGTCTTCGAGTCCAACCGTGCCGCATAGGTCTGCTTGATAGATGCGTCGTCCAGCATGTGTCCACCCTCACCCCACTTCAACATCATTTTGGCAAATGATTGTAAGATGGGCACACCTGCGTTTAGACTGAGCTCGCACGACCCGATAGTATGTAGCAAGTTGGCGCGTGATTTAGCGTCCCCGAAGTACTTCGAACCACACAACGCATGTGACGTTACGCGCGCTGGATCTCGGACCATGGTCAGGCCTCTGACAGTTCGAACAGGCTTGGTGTGGCAGAACTCTAGGTCTTCGAACTCCGATATGACTTTCTCTACTTTGAGTTCATGTCCCATGTCGTAGAAGTCTGCTACCAACTTGCGTAGGCAGCATCTCCGAACGAATAGGATCATGTCGTCCCCATTGTCGAGCATCTCGTAGTCCGTCGACGAAATTCTCTGGCTTTTCATAGCAGCCATTGTCATGGCGACCATTAATAAGCAATTTCCACTCGCCGTGTTCATGTCACCTGAATCCCGGCCTCCCAGCACCCAGTAGATAAGCCCTGCCCCCTTGGCCAGATTTCTGATTTGCCATAGGAGCATTTCGGCCAGTGTTCCGGCACACAGTGCTAAAAGCACCGAGTCCCACCATCCGACTCGCTTGGGGTTGAAGCCGAACAACCTAAGGTATACTTCGTGCTCCAACCTCAGTGCCTTGGCCCTAACGTGGGCGTCAAACCGGCTACAGTCCAGTTTCAATGCGAACCCCCCAATCCTGTTCCATTTAGCAAGTGCTAGTCTGGCAATTTGTTCGTTCGTAAGGCATTTTGAGAATACCCTCAAACGATTAGGTTCAGGGGTCCACTTGTACAACTCGTGTTCGACCGGCTTGATCCATCTGGCCAAGCTCAAGCTAAATCGCTTGTTCCGGAACTGAATTATCCGTGGGTCCTTTTCCCCGTCATCTGGATTCCACCTTTCCATTTTGACGAAGACTTTTGCGTA